CCGTAGGGCTAAGGAGACTGGGATGTACGCTAAGGGCGGTACAGTTGGCGCTGCTGAGGCTGTGCACAAGCACGAGCGGAACATGCACAAGGGCAAGCCTCTGACTAAGATGGCTAAGGGTGGCTCTGCCTCCAAGCGCGCCGACGGCTGCGCTACCAAGGGCAAGACCAAGGGGAAGATTATCTGATGGCTGGTAGCGATCTTGTACAGGTGTCCCCCAAGGAGCGTATCCGCCGCAATCCCGGCGAGAGCGATGCGGATGTGCGTCGTCGCTGGGCTGCGGAAGAACGGGCAAGTGACGAGCGTACCCGCAAGCGGGAAGAAGATAGCCGGTTCTACAAGCGCCGGTCCAAGGCTGGCCCGATTGAGCAGCTTGACTATGATCTTGAACGTGCAGCGGGTAGGCGGTTCGCTAAAGGCGGCTCCACTGCCTCGAAGCGCGCCGACGGCTGCGCTACCAAGGGCAAGACCAAGGGGAAGATTGTCTAATGGCTAAGACCCCAGCTTGGACTCGTAAGGAAGGCAAGAACCCTAAGGGCGGCTTGAACGCTAAGGGCCGTGCATCTTACAACAAGGCTAATCCGGGGAAGCCGGGCCTCAAGGCTCCGCAGCCCGAAGGTGGTTCGCGCCGTGACAGCTTCTGCGCTCGTATGAAGGGCATGAAGAAAAAGCTGACCAGCGCGAAGACTGCCAAGGACCCCAATTCGCGGATCAATAAATCTCTTAAGGCGTGGAACTGCTAACGTGGAAATGATGGTATGGAACATTGTTCTCAGTGCTATTGTCGGGATTCTCGGGATCATGCTTAAGGGTAAGATCGACGAACTGAACCGGATTGGCATCCTCCTGAACCGCACCCGCGAAGAAATCGCACGGGACCACGTGACCCGTGCAGAGATGAACGTGTTGGTTGATAAGCTGGGCGACCGGTTCGATAAGGCGTTTGAACGCCTCGAATCTAAGGTCGATGGCATGGTTAAGAAGGACTAAGACATGGCGAAGAAACCCCAAGTGATCCGCATCGACCTCGACAAGGCCAAGCGGGATACTGCTAAGCGTGATGCTCTGCTGAGCAGTGCGACCAACGTCGACGGCGCTGTGGCTCGTGGCAACCGCGAACCGTACGAACGTATGCCCCCGAAGGGTAGCGTCGGTAAGGCCAAAGGTGGCGCAATCAAGAAGGATATGAAGATGGCTGATAAGGCTGGACGTGCACTGGTGAAGAAGTCGGCTGACACCAAGGGCCGTGCGATGAAGTTCGCCAAGGGCGGCTCGATTGATGGCTGCGCCACCAAGGGCAAGACCAAGGGCAAGCAGATCACGATGGCCCGTGGCGGGAAGTGCATGTAATGAGAGCGTGTCGTGGCATGGGCGCTATGAGGGCGTCGAAGATGCCGGGCGGCAAGAAGGTTACCCGCAAGGATAACCCGAATGTCATCACGGAATACGCCAAGGGCGGAAAGGTCAACTTCATCCAGAAGGCGATCAAGAAACCCGGTGCCCTCCACGAACAGCTTGGTGTCCCGAAGGGCGAGAAGATTCCCGCCAAGAAGGTCGCCAAAGCGGCTAAGGCTCCGGGTAAACTGGGTCAGCGTGCCCGGTTTGCTCAGGTGCTGGCGAAGATGCGGAAGAAGTAACATGACCACCAGCGGCACCACCACATTTAACATGAACCTCAACGACCTCGTAGAAGAGGCGTTTGAGCGTTGCGGTGCCGAACTGCGTACGGGCTATGATCTCCGCACTGCACGGCGCAGCTTGAACCTTCTCACGATTGAGTGGGCGAACAAGGGTATCAACCTTTGGACGGTTGAGCAGGGTAGCATCCCGATGGTGCAGGGGCAGATCACCTACGATCTTCCTGCAGATACCATCGACCTGCTTGAGCATGTCGTGCGCACCCAGTCGGGGCAGGGGCAGACTGATATCAACATCTCCCGGATTAGCGTTGATACATACTCGACGATCCCGAACAAGAACGCGCAGGGCCGTCCCATTCAGGTATGGATCAACCGCCAGTCTGGTGCGGACTATCCGGTGGATGGGGTAGCCTATCCGCAGATCAATGTGTGGCCTGCCCCTGAGCAGTCGGACTACTACACCTTCGTGTACTGGCGGCTCCGGCGCATTCAGGACGCTGGCAGCGGTGTTACTACGCAGGATATTCCGTTCCGTATGCTGCCTGCTCTGGTGGCTGGTCTGGCTTACCACCTATCCATGAAGATTCCCGGCGCGATGGAACGTACGATGGCCCTGAAAGCCATGTATGACGAAGCGTGGCAGCAGGCCGCAGACGAAGATCGTGAGAAGGCTCCGCTGCGGATCGCACCGCGCCAGATGTTCTACTAAGGAGGTACCATGCCTAACAGGTTTGCCTCTGGTAAGTGGGCCATCTCGCAGTGTGATCGCTGCGGCTTCCGCTACAAGCTGAAACAACTTCGGCGTCTCGTCATCAAGACAAAGAACGTCAACATCCTCGTGTGCCCCACCTGCTGGGAACCCGACCAGCCGCAGTTGCAGCTTGGTATGTACCCGGTCGACGATCCTCAGGCGCTGCGTAACCCGCGCCCCGATACGACGTATTGGCAGGGCGGTCTCACGGGTCTGCGCGAGGAAGTTCACGGTGAAGTCCCCAACGATAACGTATTGGCGTCCGGTACTCCTTCTGGTGGTAGCCGCGTTATTCAGTGGGGTTGGAACCCTGTAGGGCTCAATAACCCGCTGGGTTTGTTTGGCCTTGTAAATGTGCTAGTAGCTACAGGTGATGTGGGCACGGTTACCGTGCAGACGGAGGACTAATATGGCCAAGGGCGGTAAGACCAACGACCAGATGAAGCGGCTGGGCCGCAATCTGGCGAAGATCGCGAACCAGAAGAGCGGCAAGAAGCCGGTCAAGGACATGGGGAAGGTCAACAAGAATGGCTGAGCACGACGACAGCAAGGAAGTGTACGGCAAGCCGACCCCCTATAAGGGTGATCTCGGCAACAACGGCTATCCGAACAACATCGCCAACACCCAGACGCAGAAGACCCGTGGCACGGGCGCTGCTACCAAGGGCACCGGGCACAGCAAGAAGATGGGCTGATGAACTACGCTGAACTGTTCGAGACGATCAAAGGGTACGTCGAAAACGACTTCCCCAACACCGCATGGACCGGCTCTGACGGCTCCAGCACGGTAACGTTGACGTCTACCGAGCAGATCAACGCGTTCATCCAGCAGGCCGAACAGCGCATCTTCAACACGGTCCAACTGCTGGACCTGCGGAAGAACGTGACCGGCAACTGCACCATGAACAACAAGTACCTCACGGTGCCGACTGACTGGCTGGCGAACTTCTCGCTGGCCGTGATCGACGCTGATGGAAACTACGAATACCTGCTCAACAAGGACGTCAGCTTCATCCGGCAGTCGTTCCCGAACCCGAACACCTCGGGCCTGCCGACTCACTATGCGTATTTCGACGAGAACTCCTACATTCTCGGCCCTACGCCTGATGCCGACTACGGGGTTGAGCTTCACTATTTTTACTACCCGGAGTCCATTGTGACTGCGGGCACGTCGTGGCTGGGCGACAACTTCGACAGCGTCCTCCTCTATGGCTCCCTGCTGGAAGCTTACACCTTTATGAAAGGTGAGCAGGATGTTATGGCTGTGTACCAGCAGCGGTACGCCGAGGCTCTATCCCTGCTCAAGGAACTGGGTGAGGGTAAGAACCGTCAGGATATGTACCGGTCTGGGCAAATCCGACTTCCAGTGAGGTAATATGTTCGACCTAGCGACAGGTAATGTAGGCAGTGTGATGGTGATGGCTACCGAAGGGCGTGGGTTCACGCCTGAGGAAATTGCCGAACGCGCACTGAACAAGATCATCTACGTCGGCAGTCAGTCGCATCCCGCGATCCGGGAGCAGGCCGAAGCCTTCAAGGATAGCATCCGTCAGGTGCTGATCTACTACATGCACGAAACTGTGCGGTCGCATAACGTGACGCTGGTGAACAAGTTCAACAAGGCTGGGCACCCTGAGTTGGTCCCGATCCTCGACGCTTAAGGAGACTACTCGTGGCGATTACCCAAGCAATGACGACTTCGTTCAAGGCCGAAATCCTTCTGGCCGTGCATGATTTCCGTCCGACCGGTGGCGACACCTTCAAGCTGGCGCTGTACACCTCGTCGGCTACCATCGACGCCAACACCACTGCGTACTCGGCAACGAACGAAGTGACTGGCACGAACTACACCGCTGGCGGCGCTGCGCTGACCAATGGCGGTGTGACCGCTACGAACACCAACGCTTCGGCAGGTACCGGCTTTACGACCTTCAGCAACCTGACCTTCACCAACGCAACTGTCACGGCTCGCGGCGCGTTGATCTATAACACAACCCCTTCGGCTAACGGCACGGCGAACACCACGCTCACCAACGCTTCTGTGGCTGTGCTGGATTTTGGTTCGGATAAAACTTCTACGGCAGGTGACTTCACCATCATCTTCCCGACGAACAACAATACCTCGGCTATCATCAGGATTGCATAATGGCTCTCGTTCTCGCTAACCGCGTTCAAGAAACGACCACCACTACGGGCACTGGCACGGTAACTCTTGCCGGTGCTGTAGCTGGTTTTCAGTCGTTTGCGGTTATCGGTAACGGCAATACCACTTATTATACAATCACCAGTGGTAACAACTGGGAAGTTGGGATCGGTACCTATACTTCTTCCGGTACTACGCTAGCACGTACAACGATTATAGCTTCCAGCAATGGCGGTTCGGCAATTAACCTTAGTGGTACGTCTAACGTATTTGTTACGTATCCGGCTGAAGACTCGGTGTATCAGGATGGGTCGGCCATTAAAGCCGGTTCGGCTGTCCTTGCCATAGCTAATGGTGGTACGGGTGCGACGACAGATAGCGGTGCGCGGACAAGCCTTGGCCTCGGCACCATGGCTACGCAAAACGCTAGTAGCGTGGCTATTACTGGCGGCGATGTAACCAACGTAAAAATGCAGCGGTATCGGGAAACTGTAACTACAGGCTCATCCAGCACCGCTTACGCGGTTGACCTGTCTACGGCCAACATCTTCGATATAACAATGACTGGTAACTGCACGTTCACGTTTACCAACCCACCGGCTGCGGGTGTTTCATACAGTTTCATGCTGATATTGGACCAAGACGCAACTGGATCGCGCACGGCAACATGGCCCGCGTCTGTTAAGTGGCCAAATGGCTCGACGCCCACGTTGACCACAACGGCCAACAAGACAGACATTTTAAACTTCATCACTGTAGATGGCGGCACCACCTATTATGGTGCGCTATCACTAGCCAACATGTAAGGAGTTTTCACAATGGCTATCGTTAAAATTGAGCAGATTCATCTGTACACAGATCAGGTTTTTGACGCAGAAACTAGGCTGCCTGTTGTTGCGGATAGCGACAGCGCCAAGGCTATTGCTTGGTTTGCTGAGCAAGGCATCACGGACTTCACTCACTTGAATTATGGCGATCCTGCCGCTCA